TAACAACTTAAAGTCGCATGGAAATAAAGTTGGATTAAATTTACCTAGATTTATTACCAACCAAGAAGCAGATATTTTGGGCCAGCATTCTGTCAACCATCAAGTTGCACAAACAGTTAATAACCCAGAAATTAGACCAATACCCGAAATACCTGAAGAACTTAAACAGTATCAAATTCAACCAAAGCCACCAGTACAAGAGTACAAAGCAGGCGGAGCAGTACAGCATTTTGATGATGGTGGGGAAGTAACCAGCCAGGACGATTTAAGCAAACCATTCTTTGGCAACCCCAACATTCAGCGCCAGGGTGCCGCGGCAAGGGCCAATGCGGCAGAGCGTTCGCCACTGACCCTGCCTGACCCCAGGACGTATGCGGCGGCCACTACAGCCTTATCAGTGCCTGTGAACATGGCCAACATGTTTTACGGCGGTGCCCAGTCATTGGCCAAGAGTATTCCTGAGGCAATCAAGACGGGCCAGCCCCCAGCACCAATTGCGGAAAGATTGGCTGAGAAATATTTCAGTCAAAACCCTGGGATGCAACCCGACACTCCATTGGCTGAAGAATACCAGGGTAACCTTGGTAAAGCTTTAAGCTGGGTGCCACCTGTTGTAGGTGATTTGACATTTGCCAGAAACGTGGGGGAAGTGTCAAACCCCATGAAGATGATGCTTAAAGACTACATGAAGGCCAACCCGCCATCAGTAGGATTAAGCACTAAAAATGTTGGTGAGCCCATTGGAGAGGCAATAGCACCTAAAAAGCTAGGTATCAATGTAAACCAAGACAAAGATAATTTATATGCTGACAAAATTATCAGCGGAGAAAAAACATTTGAAACTCGAGATAGCGACTCATTGAGGCCGTATGTTGGTACCAGGGTGCCAATTATTGCCACTGGTAGTGGACCTGCAAAAGCAATAGGTGAAGTGCATTTGGGTGAGCCAATTAAAGTAACTTCCAAAGAAGAATTTGACAAATATCGAGATCAACATTTGGTGCCAGAAGGTTCAACTTTCGATATAAAAAAAGGTGGCGAAAAATGGTTGTATCCTGTGAGCCAGCCAATTAGATATGGCACTCCAAAAGATGTAGCTAAATACGGTATTGTGGCCAGGGAAGTTTATGGCCATGAAGATGAGCTAAAAGATCATCCATTAAAAATGGATATGAAATCAGGTGATATTACTCAGCACAACTTGTTGACCCAACGCGAAGAACGTCAGATTGCCAACAGCGTTGAATTGACCAAGGATGAGTTAAAGATTATCAAGGAAGGCGCCAAAGCCGCTGGAGTTCCTGTATCTGAAATAGAAGAACGTGTGCGTCAACATAAGATTGACAACCCATCTGTTGGTGATGATCCCTGGGCACAGCTTGAATTGAGCAGAATTAAACAACTCAAAGACAAGCCAGGCGAGTATGAGATTGAGTACAAAAACGTCCCATACAGTTATGACCAAGATGCCCAAGGCAAAACGATTAAGCCTGGAACGACGGAGTATGACACGCACACGACATCATTGGCTGATAAGCTGAAGAATGAAGTGGTGGACATTTACAATCGTTTTAGGGGTGGTGATGAAGCGGCAGGAAACATTATTCGCCAGGCTGGCTGGTATAAAGAAATGCGTAGCAGGTTACGCCAAGAGTTTGGGGGCTTGGGTGACTTGTTTGCTGACCTCTTGGGGGCAACATCCCCGAACACCCCTGTCCGCGAGAACTGGAAAAACGCCGTTGACTTGATCCGCAAGGCCAGCCAGGGTGACTTTGATGCTTTGGTACCTCAGTGGGAAGATTGGTATAAGAATGTTGAAACCCAAGAAAAGAAATTAAATTCATTCTTTGCTGGCCAGTTGGCTGAAGGTAAGACCAAGGCGGCAATCAAAAGAATGCCTGAGTTTGAGTCCCAGTATGAAGAACTTAAAAAGGCTAGGGAATTCCCTGATGAACTGTTGCCTTTGAAAGACAGCGGCAAGAAGTATGGGTTCAATGGCCAGAATGGTGTTCGCGCATTGTTGGACTTGTTTAGAGTGGTTAAAGATCCAAACGCTGACATTGGTATTGGTACCACAGCGCCTAAGGCCATAACATTTTCTGGAAACCTTATTGGGTTCAAGGACCGAGCAACCATTGACGTGTGGGCGGCTCGATTGCTCCAGCGTCTGGCTGAAAAGATCCGTGTGCCCTCAATGGCAGAAACTGGGGTGAGTGGTGCCATGCTCCCAGGCGGGACCACCACGGGCCAATTTGGCATGGGCCAAGACGTGTTTAGAAAAGCTGTGGATCTTATCCGTAAGGACCCTGAACTATCTAAACTGGATGTGCTCAAAAACATATCAGATGATGATCTGCAAGCTTTGATTTGGTTTAAAGAAAAAGAATTGTGGACTAAAAAGAATTGGACGTCCGCGGCTGGTGAAGGCGGATCGTTTGAGTTTGAGGCTGACCTGGCAGGTATCAGGGACCAGGCTGAAGTCAACCGTTTGCGTAAACTGATTGATACTGGCGTGGCCACCACCAAAAAACAAAAAGAAATGGCACAGGCAGAAATTGAGGACATAGAAGCTCATAGGATGACCCTGAGGTCCTTGATGGAACAAGCGGTTGATTCACTAAGCCCCCATGATCTGAAAGCCATGAAGAGCCACATTGATGATTTAAACAAATCAATCACCAGGCAAAAAGCAATTCTTTCCAAGCCTGATCCTGAAGAGTTGATGCAAACTAAGAAGGGCGCCCAGGAAGAATTAAATAAGATGGTTCGTCCGTTGGAGCGTTACCAAGCTGGTTTGTCGCAACAATCGCCTGACTTTACGCCTGCTAATGCTGACCAAGCCAGGTTGGCTGATACCATGCAGAAAGCCATTTATGCGGGCGATGACGGTGCTACGGTGATGGCCAGCAAGAGTATGCCTACCTTGGGCATTTACGGCGCCCCAGAGCATTCTATTGACCTGGAGGCCATTGTTCGCCAGGGATACAACCCAATACCTTTGCTTAAAGAAATCATTACTGAGGCCCAGGCGGCTAAACAGCACAGCACGTTCTTGTCTAAGGTATTGCGTAATGATGAGCCTGTTGACCCATTGCGTCATAGACCAGGAGTTGAGATTTACTTCAGGGAAAAGGGTGATGTCAGCAAAATACAACCAATTCTTGATGACCTGAAAAAAGAAGGCATTCAGTTTTATACTGTGATTGTGGATGGCCGTCGTAGTCCAAATGCTTTGGCTGGACAGATTCCACCTGCTGTCGGTGTACGTTTCCAATTGGTGCCTGAGTTTGAGCAGGCATTTGACATCCATGATTGGTCCAAGCTTACTGATGCCCAGATTGCGGCGGAGGTAGACAAGAGGGCCATAGAAATGGCTGACCTTGCCGCTACGGTGGCAAAGAAAGTTCCAGGCGTGAGCAATGCTGGACAATATTGGTACGACACCGAAGTGTTATTTGACCATCAGTATCAGGAGAGATTAAATGAAATTGAAAACTCAAGCAGAACGCTTGGCGGAAATGCTACCAGCGCTGGAGAGAAAACATGGGGCGGAAAATCCATTCGTGAAGGGGTTAAAGGAGCAATTAGTGGGCCTCCAGAGACAACAGAATCGACGGGAGCAGTACCAAGTGGGGATGCAAGCACCCCAGCGGTAGACCGCATTAGCATGTCCCACAAGGACGTGACCAAACGAGTTCCTGAATTAACCGAGGCCGCATTAAAGGTCCAAGCTGGCTTGATGTCCCGCGCTGAATACAACGACATTGTCAACAAATATAAACCTGTATTGCCGTATACAACAGCGCCTAAACCAGCAACTGTTAAACAAATGACCGCGGCATTGTCTGAAGATAAGCGCCCACGTTTACTTGCCCCCAGGAATTTAGAAGAGGGACACAAGGTTGGCGTAAGGTTGGACATACCATCTTATTCAAACAGCGGCACCTGGATACCTACAATCCATGAGCAAAAGGCTGGGTTCCAGGCTGGTCCAACAATTGGGTATGACAACCATTCGCATGTAATGAATGCAGAATTTGGTGTTCAGCCTAAAGCGGCCATCAACTATGCAATAGGCAAAACGGCTAAAAACACGTTTGCTACAATCAAAGGCGATTGGCACAAAACAACGCCTGAAAAAGCATTTGCCGACGTGCAAAAACATTTGAACAGTTCCGAATGGACCCAAGTAGGCATGGACCCAGAGCGCCATTCGTATTTTTACGATAGAAAAACTGGATTGCCTGTAACCCATGCAGACGAGGCAATCCAAGTTGGACCGTTAGTATTGGCTCGAAATGCAAAAAACCTATCTAAGCCTGGTGATTTTTCTTATAAACGCGGCGGCTTAGTTTCACACAAAGGACATTGAAATGACTACTCCTAAATATGTACCACCAACATACTATCCAAATACACTTAAACCGCCAGAGCCTCCAAAGCCTGTTGCGCCTGTGACAGTGCCTCCAGGTTATTACATAGATAATTATGGCAATGTGTTGCCCATTCCGCTAGCGCCAAATCCAGAGTTATACGAACAACCAAAACTTCCAGTTTATTTTCCTAATTTTCCACCGTCTGAAGTTGCTCCATCGAATGTTGGAACAAATATATACCCACAACCTCAACAGCCAACTACATATGATCCAGTTGCACCAACTGACATTTCATCAGACCCATACAAACAACCTCCGCGGAGCAACCCACAAAACTTGCAAACGGATGATATTAGATCATTTGTAAATGCAAATATTGGTGACCCAGCAACTATTGCTAGTGCCATGCAACAGTATGGTTTGAATGCGACTGATGTTGCCCAGGCCATGGGTGTTGATCCAAGCATAGTTACAAGTTATTTAGGGTATGGAACTTCACCACAACCTAATACTTCTATAACTCCTACGCAATATACAGAAACGCCACCAACATATTTAATGCCACCAACGCCACTTATACCTACTTACCCACCTTTTGATGCACCTAAAGAACAGCCAAGCACATATTACCCAGCGGCTCCAACACCTAACCCAGATATTTCACAACTTGTTACTTTGCCAGACGGCAGTCAAGTTTATACAGGTCAATAAAGGATAAACCATGGCAACAGAAATGCCCATTGAACAGGATTATGACCGCCATATTGACGGCATGTCTGAGGAACCAGAAAACAATGTCACTGGATTACCTGATGGTGAACTAAACATTGAAGAAATGCCTGATGGTTCAGCCGTGGTAACCACAGAAGACTTTGAAGGTCCATCGGAAGATGAAGACTTTTACCAAAACTTGGCAGAAGAATTTGATCCATATGACTTGAACAAAGTGTGTATGCACTACATGGACCTGATCAAAAGCGACAAAATGAGTCGTGAAGACAGGGACAAACAATATGAAGAAGGATTGAAACGTACTGGATTAGGCAAAGATGCGCCAGGCGGCGCTAACTTCTTAGGCGCATCTAAAGTGGTTCACCCTATTATGGCGGAGGCATGTGTTGACTTTGCATCCAGGGCAATCAAAGAGTTGTTTCCCCCAGATGGTCCCACACGCACAAAAATAATTGGTGACGTTGACAAAGACAAAATAGAAGTTGCTGAACGCAAGCGCGACTACATGAACTGGCAGTTGACCGAGCAAATTGAAGAGTTTAGGGATGAACAAGAGCAGTTGTTAACGCAACTACCCTTGGGTGGTTCTCAATACCTCAAGATGTGGTACGACGATAACAAAAAGCGCCCTTGTACTGAATTTGTTCCTATTGACAAAATTTACTTGCCTTATGCCGCGGCAAATTTTTATACGGCACAACGGGTAACTGAAGAAAACACCATCACGTCTTATGAGTTTGAAAGCAGGGTTCGCTCTGGTTTATACCGTGACATTAATTTAATACGTGCCTCTGACCAACCTGATATGAGCTATGCTGAAAAGGCAAACGTCAAGATTGAAGGTAAGAAATGGGAAAACAACGATGATGGCGTAAGAAACGTCTATCACGTGTATACCTGGATTGAATTTGATGAAGACAAGCGGGCTAAAGGGGAAAGCGCGCCATACATCTTGATGATTGATGAACTCGACATGAAGTGTGTGGGTTTGTACCGTAACTGGGAAGAAGGCGATGACACTAGAACAAAGCTTGATTGGCTTATTGAATTCAAGTTTATTCCATGGCGCGGCGCATATGCGATTGGCCTCCCTCATCTCATTGGTGGATTGTCCGCCGCCCTTACTGGAGCCTTACGTGCATTGTTGGATTCAGCCCATATCAACAATTCAGCCACCATGCTCAAAATCAAGGGCGCCAGAATGTCTGGCCAAACCCAGCAGGTGGAAGTTACCCAAGTTGCTGAAATAGAGGGCGCACCAGGCGTGGACGATGTCCGCAAAATTGCCATGCCCATGCCATTCAATCCCCCATCACCCGTGCTATTTCAGCTCCTGGGCTGGATTACAGACGCGGCCAAGGGGGTAGTGACCACCAGCGAAGAAAAGATTGCTGATGCCACAAATAACATGCCTGTGGGCACCGCCCAAGCTTTGATTGAACAAGGCGCCCATGTTTATTCAGCAATCCACGCTAGGTTGCATGAAAGCCAAGCCAGGGTATTAAAAGTATTGGGTAGATTGAATCGCTGGTATTTGGATGACCAAAAACGCGGTGAGTTGGTGGCTGACCTGGACATCAAACGGGAAGACTTCAAACGTAGTACGGACGTTATTCCTGTTTCTGACCCACACATCTTTTCAGAAACCCAAAGGATGGCGCAAACACAAGCTGTAATGCAAATTATGGCTCAGTATCCCCAAGCATTTAACCAAAAAGCGGTGCTTGAACGGTTCTTAAAACAAATGAAAGTGCCACAAATCAATGAGTTAATGGTCATGGAGCCTGAAGAGGACATGATTGACGTGGCTCAAGAAAATGTTTTGATGAGTACTGGTAAGCCAGCCAAAGCTTACAAAGAGCAGGACCACCTGGCTCACGTACAAGGGCACTTGGATTTCTACCAAAATCCCATTTTTGGTGGCAAAAACCCATTGGTTATGCCTGCTTTGCTCCAGCCCCTGGTCATTCATATTATGGAACACTTTGAAATGTGGTACCAGGCGCGTATGGATGAGTACGTTACACAAGCTTTGGGTGAAAAATTGGACTATGACAACATAAAAATTACCCACAGAATTGACAAGTTGTACGCATTGGCATCCCAACACGTTGACCAAGACTCACAACAGACGTTCTCTAAGATCATGCCTATATTCCAAGACATGATGCAACAGGTACAACAACTTAAAAAGCAACAACAGCCCCCAATGGACGCTGACGCACAAGCATTGGTGCAGACTGCAATGGCAGAAACTCAACGTAAAGCGGCTAAAGACCAAATTGATGGCAAGATGTCCCAAGCTAAGTTGCAGGCGGATATTGCCATGGAGCAGGCCCGCTTACAAGCTGACCTGTCATTGGAACAAGCCAAGCTTAAAGCGGATGAAGACCGTTTTGGGGCTGATAAAAACCTTGAAATAGCAATGAACGCGGAAAATAATCTTACGCGAGAGCGCATTGAATCAGCAAAGTTGTCGCATGACGCGAGCAAATTGCAACATGAGCAGGTGAAAACTGCACTGGGACTTGAAAATCAGGCCCAGTCATTCTTAGGAGGCCCAAATGGCTAATGATGCAGAGCAAAAATCAATTCTTGTGCCACAACACAAGCGTATGGCCCAAGGCGAAAAGCTGGACGGTTCAAGTATGGGTTCAAAAGGCTCAGACGGTAAGAAACAAGGCGGTTTAAGCCACGCCTTGAAGAAAAAAAGTAAATGATTGGCATCAAAGATGTCATCGGGGTGATAAAAGCCAGGCAAGCTGAGATAGCGTTTTCTTTGGGTGCAGGCAACGCATCTACATGGGAAAGCTATCAACGGTTTGTGGGCGTTTATTTGGGGCATCAAGAGGTTTTAGATGCCATTAACAAAATGTTAAACGAGGAACAAGAGAGAGAAAATGACAAATAACAACGATTTAGACTGGGCGTTTCCAAAAGTAGACCCAGGAGCCGAGCCACTCGGTGCAAGAATTCTTGTACAACTAAGAAGGTCCAAGAAGAAAACAGAAAGTGGATTATGGTTGGTTGAAGAAACCAAAGAAACCGAAAAATGGCAAAACATGGTGGGTAAAGTCATCACGATTGGGCCATTGGCGTTTAAAAACAGGGAAACAATGGCCTCCTGGCCTGAAGGTTCCTGGTGCCAAGTCGGTGATTACGTCCGCGTACCCAAGTGGGGCGGAGATCGATGGGATATTGAAGTCCCAGGTGAAGATAGTCTTGAAGAAAAAGCTCTTTTTATGATTATCAATGACCATGAAGTTATCGCCAAGATAACTGGTAACCCCTTAGAAGTGAAAGCGTTTATATGAACACGGAAACCAAAGATAAAGTCGAAGAACCGATTGACATTCATGTCAATGAGGAACTGGATGGATCTGCCACGGTTGAACTACCTGACGATTTAGCCCCCTCAAGCCATGAAGATGACGATCATCCAGATGACACGGACGAGGAGAGGCATGAGAAAAAAACAAAACGCAGAAATAAGCGTGATATTGCAAAGGCAACTACCTCCGAGAAACAAATTCAACTGGAACTGCTTAGAAAGCAAAACGAAGATTTGATGTCCAGGTTGGCAGTAGTGGAGAAAAGAACCCATTATGCTGACATAGCTCGAATCGATGCCGCCATCAAAGAGGCGGATATGAATCTTGAGTACCAAAAATTAAAGATGTCTGAGGCCATGCAACATGGCAACGGGGATGCATTTAATATGGCCCAAGAGGGTTGGGATAAAGCCAAAACCACCATCAGGGACCTAAGAGCGCTCAAAGATTCACAAATTAGGCCACAACAAACCAATAGTATTCCCGATCCAAGGCTGACCAGAAATGCAAACGCCTGGATGGAAAAACATTCATGGTATGACCCCAGTGGTGGGGACCGTGATAGTCGAATTGCCAAAGTAATCGATGAGGAGCTGGTTAAGGAGGGGTGGGACCCCACTTCAAATGATTATTGGGAAGAACTTGATAATCGCTTGTCAAAAACCATTTCTCATAGGTACAATGACGATATGGACGTAAAACCGTCTGCTAAAAGACCAAGGAGTGTTGTTACAAGCACAGGACGCGAGAGCGTTAATGGTTCGTCAAATCGAAGCACTTTTGTACTCAAGCCCGAACAGGTAAGAGCAATGAAAGATGCAGGTTTCTGGGATGACCAGGAAAAACGAGCCAGAATGATCAAGCGCTACGCTCAAGAAGCACGTAACAATTCATACTAAGGAAAAAGCAAATGGAATCACGTTTAAAAAAATCTCTCAGTGCTGGTGGTCGAGAAAGTCGTTCTTCAGAGGACGAATCAAGAAAACCACCTGAGGAAAAGTTCATCACGTCGCAGGAACGTCGCAGAATGTGGAGCGAGGAGTGGACACAGAGTGCTTTACCTAAAGTCCCAACAGTGCCAGGTTGGCATACATGTTGGCTCTCAACTACTAACAGTTATGACAGCATTGATAAGCGTATGCGACTAGGGTATGTTCCTGTAAAAGCGGAAGAAATGCCTGGATTCGATAATTACCGCGTAAAAGCTGGAGAACACGTTGGTTTTGTTGCTTGCAATGAGATGCTCTTGTTTAAAATCCCTATGGATGTTTATCAAGACTACATGTTGCAGATGCACCATGACATGCCAAATGAGGAGTCCGATAAAATTCGGGTCCAAGTTGAGCAATTGCAAGGTGGACAAGACAGTTCAGGCAAAAACCTGGCTGAAGTTGAAGGCGATGGGTTAAAGCAATTAAGTAGGAGAAATGTACCTGATCCCGTTTTTCAAGGGTAGGGTTTTTTTAACAAGGAGTTAGTATGTCTTCAACTAATGCTCCGTTCGGCCTACGTCCTGCGTTCCATCCCTCTGGTTTGGACCGCGCTCAAGCGTTGGCTGGCGGTATTGCGTCTGGATATTCATCGAATATCTTAAAAGGACAGCCCGTTATATATAACGGTAGTGCTGGAACCATCGGAGTAGTAACAACTACTGGTGCATGGACTGGTGCTTTTGCTGGTGTCGAATGGACTGATACTACTGGTCGTAGGCGTGTAAGTAACTATTGGCCTGCCAGTACTGCTTATATCACTGGATCATGTGTTGCTTATTTCTACAACGATCAAAACATTGTTTATGAAATTCAATCTGATGCAACAATTGCTCAAACCTCTTTGGGTAACGAGTACAACTTCACATCTGCCAATTTAGCCGCAGGTTCTACTACTACTGGTTTGTCTGCTTGCACCTTAGGTGTATCAACAGCCGTTGGTAATGGCGCCCAGGGCCAAATGCGTGTCGTTGACATTGCTCCATATGTGGACAATGCATGGGGTGATGCCTATGTTATTGTTCGTGTCGTTAACTCACAGTCACAGTTCTTCGGTTCTGTAACTGCTATAGCATAAGGGGGTAAATCATGGCCGCACCAATGCGAAGTACGGACTTTAGATCAATCGTTGAACCAATTCTTAATGAATGTTTTGATGGTGTCTATGATCTCCGCGAAGACGAATGGTCACGTGTTTTCCGTGAATCAGAGGGTATCCCCCGTAACTACCACGAAGAGCCTGTCCTTTATGGATTTGGCGCCGCACCTCAATTGCCTGATGGAACACCAGTGTCCTATCAGCAAGGTGGTGTACTCTTCCTCCAACGCTACATTTACAACGTATATGGCCTGGCCTTTGCGTTGACAAAGGTGTTGGTTGAAGACGGTGACCATATTCGTATCGGTCAAGTGTATGCTCGACATCTCGCCCAATCATTGATTGAGACTAAAGAAACACTCTGTGCAAATATTTTGAACAGAGCATTCAATAGTTCTTATGTTGGTGGTGATGGCGTATCGTTGATCAACACTGCTCACCCAATCGTGAGTGGATCTTTCAGCAACCAATTGACTACAGCCGCTGTTTTGTCTCAAACATCTCTCGAACAGATGTTGATTCAAGTCCGTCAAGCTGTGGACAACAATGGTAAGAAAATTCGTTTGGTTCCCCGCCAATTGGTGGTGGCTCCAGGCAACATTTTCCAAGCTGAAGTGTTGTTGAAATCAGTATTGCGTACTGGAACCGCAAACAATGACTTGAACCCTGTTAAGTCAATTGGTTTGTTGGATGAAGGCGCCGCAATCTTGTCACGTTTGACATCATCCACTGCATGGTGGGTTCAAACTGATGCGCCTGAAGGCATGAAGCTTTTGATGCGTAGACGTTTGGAGAAAACCATGGAAGGTGACTTCGAGACTGACAGTATGCGTTACAAAGCAACGGAGCGTTACATCCCAGGATGGACAGATCCACGCGCATTGTTCGGTACACCAGGCGCTTAATGCCTAGCGGGGAGGGGATAAAACCTCTCCCCATTTTTTTAATGTTGTCATACTTTTCATGGAGCAGACAAAATGCCACAATTTTCAGACGATCTATTTTTAGGCCCAGCCCAGACTTACATGGGTACGGGTATTCGCCCCTACACAACTACTGCCACTGGCGGTACAGGTAGCACATCATCAACAACTTTAACAATCACTGCACTTAACCAGGGTGCTCCAATTGTTGTGGGTATGTATGTAGACGGTTCAAGCGTAACCGACGGCACATACATTACAGCATTTGGCACTGGTAGCGGTGGTACAGGCACATATACGCTTAATCAAGCTATTAATATTGCCAACACAACTGCGTTGACATTGCATGGAAACATTGCATTTGACGATCCAGCTCCTATGGATTTGGGTATTGGTCCTTTGGGCCGTATTTATGTTTGGGATGTAATTCCCCAAGCATTGGTAGCAAATAACATTGCCGCCTCACAAACACCCGTAGCATCAGGTTCTTTGACTTTGACAGCAGGTACATCAGTTAAATCTGTTGTCCGTAATGACGGCACAACAGTATTACAAGTTGATTTGCCACGCGCAGTTAAAGTAACTACAGGTACTGCAACAGGTTCTGTATTGGCAAGTGTTATTATTGCTGGAACTGGGGGTCAAATTACTTTTACCTCTAACGCAAGCGTGTTCACTGGTCAACGCATGACTATTTCTGGCACTTTAGGTGGTACAGGTACGATTACAGGTTATACCAACCCAACGACTTATATTCTGAGTGCAGTAACAGCAACAAGCGCAACTTTGACAACAAGCGCAGGTGGTGCAGTTGTTACAACAGCAGGTACACCAACTGGTTTGACCTACACTTTGGGTGCCGCACCACAGACAATTACTGTGAGTGGTTATGACTATTATGGTCAAACTATGAGTGAGGCAATTACTTCTAGCGCCGCAGTTAGTACAGCAGTAAATGGTAAAAAAGCATTTTTCCAAATTACTTCTATTACAACAAGTGGTGCAACAGGTACGGCATTAACAGTAGGTACAACAGACATTCTTGGATTGCCTGTGCGAGTGTTTAACGTAGCATATATTGCAAGCGTGAAAACCAACAGCACTTTGGCCCAGGATACTGGAACCTTTGTAGCCGCAGACACTGCAACAGCAACCACCACAACAGGTGATGTTCGTGGTACTTATGTACCAGGCACAGCATCAGACGGTATCAACCGTACAGTGATGGGAATTTTGTTACCTGGTATTGCCGTCGGTCCCAATGCTACACGCACTGGTGCTCTTGGCGTCACTCAAGCCTAATAGGAGAGACACATGGGACAATTTAAACCAATGGTAAAAATGGAAACAACTGAACCATCAGTTGAGTTAAAACTCAAAAAAGGTGGTCATGTTTCCATGAAAAAAGGTAAGAAAAGTGATAGTGGTCATCACATGATGGACGGTGGCATTATGAATGCCTTGTCTTCACCACGTCGCTCTATGGGTATGCCTCCAACTATGATGGGCGCCGCTCCTGCGCGTCCTGCCATGGCTTTGCGTCGTAAGGCTATGGCGGCAATGCCAACACCTATGATGAAAAAAGGTGGTGAGATGGAGTCCAAGCATGACCAAATGATGGAAGACAAGCGGATGTCCAGGCTTGAGGCTGAATTGAAAAAGCATGAAAAAATGCCTGCTCATTTAGCTCACAAAGGTATGGCATCAGGTGGTTCATCTGATGAGCGCATGAAAAATTTGGCAAAAGCCCGTGAGGCACTTCAAAAGTGTAAAGAAGGTGGTGGTATGCATCACTTAGACAAGTGCGAAATGCATTTGGCTAAATGTGGCGGTGGTTCCATGAAGAAAATGGCCACTGGTGGTGCTACTGGCAAAAATCTTGATGCATTTGAAACCAAAACTACCGTAAAAGGCAATGTTAAGCCTTTTGAAAAAACTGAAATGCATACTGCCAAAAAAGATAGTGCTCATGGTACTGGCGGAGTCAAAGAAGGTAATGGTGGTGGTTACAAAAAAGGTGGTTCAATTAATTCTGAAACATCTTACGGTGACTACGCTACTACCAAAGTTGACCAGGCTAAGCCTGATTCAGCACACGGTACTGGTGGCGTTTCTATGTCCAATGCTGGTGGTTTTAAAAAGGGTGGAAAAGCCAAATATAAAACTGGTGGTGGAGTAGAAAAGTACGCTGTTGATAATGTTGAGGGAACTCCTAAAGGCGTGACCAATACAACAACTGGTGAAGTCAAAGAGTCCAATGGTGGCGGTTACAAGAAAGGCGGTGCTTTAAAAAAGCATTTCGCCACGGGGGGCAGTGTTAACAACGCTGGTCACGCCGTGGTAATGCCCCAAGCAAGTAAGCCCGCATCTAAAGCAACAGAAATCAATATGTTATCTGGTGTTTTTAAAAAGGGCGGTCACGTAAAAAAGTTTGATGGCGGTGGTTCAACTGGTGACAAGATCATTGATCAAGAAAACCAGAGAAGACTAAATGAATTAAATACTACCAAGTATGAAAATCAACACCCATTTAAGACAATGTTTAACAATGTTAAAGAGTTTGTAATGGGGCCGCCTACAACTCCCGCGGGGAGCGTTACCAAGACTAAAGAGTCAGTCACGGTAGCACCACAAAAAAAACGTGGTGGTAGTATCAAGCGTTAAATAAGGTGGGGGCTACGGCCCCTACTTTTTAAGGGATTATTATGGGAACTTATTCTTCTGCAACTAGACAAGGTGCGTTTGAACCATTTGAATTGCAATTGAGCCGTGGACAAGTAGACGGTCATTCTTATTTATTTCAATTTGGTCAAGCGTCTACTGTTACCACAAATCAATCTGTTTGGGCAACTACTGGAGTTTACGCATTTCCTGCGTCGGCAACAGTAATGAAAATTTCAAGCGCAAACACAAACGACACTTCTGCTGGCAGTGGCGCGCGCACAGTATTTATTTCAGGTTTAGATGCTAATTACGCACCAATTTCTGAAACAGTTATTTTGAATGGTCAAACAGCCGTTAACACAACAAACAGTTATTTGCGTATCAATGATTTTTATGTTTTGACTTGTGGTAGTGGTAACACTGCCGCAGGAATTATTTATGCTGGAACAGGCAATGTAACAACTGGTGTTCCTGCAACCATTTATTCATTGATGCCCGTTGCATACAATTCTCAAACACAGGCAATCTATACGGTTCCTGCTGGATATACGGCATACATTACCAGCTACACATTCACTTCCAATAATACAACTGCTAATACCATTTGTTCTGGGTTTTTGTATGTTTACTTGTATGGAAATAATTTTCCAACTATTGAAGCATCTGCTCGATTTAATGCTGGTAGCGTATTTGACAGGCACTTTGATTGTCCTTTGAAATTTGCTGAAAAAACCGATTTTGATATGCACGTTTCTGCTGGCGCGTCTGGTCAAATGACAGGCGAAATGCATATGATTTTGGTTAAAAATCCTGATTAATCATGCCAAGTAAATCACCTGCTCAACATCGACTGATGGAGGCCGCCGCGCATACCAAGGGTGGATATGGTGGCGTTCCACAAAAAGTTGGAAAAGAATTTGTCAAAGCCGATGAAGGCAAAAAAATGGCAAACGGTGGTTTGTATGCCAACATTCATGCAAAAAAAGAAAGAATAGCCCATGGTTCTGGTGAAAAAATGCGTAAGGTCGGTTCTAGTGGCGCACCGAGCGCTAAAGATTTTCGTGAATCAGCTAAAACTGCTAAACACAAAGAGGGTGGCCCGTCTTTAGCCATAGGACGTGGTGAAAAGCTTTCAGTTGAGAAGGGAGCAGGTTTGACGGCCAAGGGTAGGGCAAAGTACAACAGAGAGACTGGGAGCCATTTAAAACCCCCGCAACCACAAGGTGGTTCCAGAAAAGATTCTTTTTGTGCCAGGATGTCTGGTGTAGTAAAACATGCGTCTGGTGATGCTCCAAGAGCAAAAGCATCACTCAAGCGTTGGAACTGTCCAGGATGGTAAAAAATGTCATTTTCGGGAACTACTAGTCAAACAGTTGTTAACACACAAACCGTCATCGATCATGCGGTGCGTCGGTGTGGAAAACTTGCTGAAGAAATATCTTCAGAACAACAAATAGCGGCTAGGGAGAATTTGTATTTTCTTTTGTCCCATATGATGAACCGCGGAATACAGTATTTTGCTGTCAACAAGGTTGTTATAGGCTTAAATGCCAACCAGTATGAGTACACCCTGCCCAGTGGCGCAAACGACGCTCTAAACGTCTTATATCGCCAAATGGCACGGCCAAATGGTAGCTACACAACCAGTGCAAATGGTGTTGTGGCCAATATTTATGATGGCAACGTCAATACATATTGCCAGCAAACAACTGCAAATGGTAATTTCACGGTCAATTATGGTTCTACGGACCCACAATACATAGGATCAATTGGCATCATGCCTTATGTTTCTGGTGGTGGTAGTGCAACCTGGAGCTATTATTTGCAGGCATCCAGCGATGGAACTACCTGGAATAACATTTATACAGCTACTGCTGTGACGGTAACTGATGGCCAGTGGATATGGCAAGACATTGATCCTGGTTTTAACGTCATTTACTATCGAATTCAAGCATTTAGCAATACCACTTTGGCCCTGAGAGAGTGGTATTTGGGTAATAACAGCACAGAAATTCAAATGTCACGTTTAAATCGTGATGATTACACCAATTTACCCAACAAAAACTTTACTGCTAACCAACCTTTTCAATTTTGGTTTAATCGGACCATACCAAATCCAACTTTAGTCCTTTGGCCTGTGCCAAGTACATCATTTGTACAGATGACAGTGTGGTATTCAGCCTATATTGAAGATGTTGGAGCGCTTTATCAGCAATTGGCTTTACCCCAAAGGTGGTATGAGGCAACAATCTTTATGCTAGCTCACCGTATGAGCTTGGAGTTGCCCCAAATTGACCCAACACGAATTGCATATTTGGAAAAAATGGCGGATAAGTTCCTTTACGACGTTGAGCAAGAAGAGAGGGACAAATCGCCAGAATATTTCGCACCAAATATTAGCGTTTACACAAGTTAACCATGCCAATATTTCTAAATACGCTTGGAAATGCAACTTTATCAATTGCAATATGTGATCGTTGCAAGATGAAACGCGCCCATTCAGTAATGAGAAATGACCCAAATTTTCCAGGATTACGGGTTTGTAATGAAGGCTGTGCGGACCAAAAAGATCCATATCGCCTGGCGGCCCGTAAAACTGAACGCATCAACATTCGTTTTCCCAGGCCAGATACAAACATCAATGTGGTCCCAGATGCAATAATTTCTACTGGTTATGACCAGTGGGAGTTATCGCCTGAACAAAACACGCAAATACCTGAGAATAATGGTAATCTTGATACTTTAAGTCCTAGTCCACCACAGAATCAATAGCCATGGCAAATGTAACAATTACCCAATTACCAACCGCTGGTGCCTTAACGGGTAGTGAGGCTGTTCCTGTTGTACAAAACGGCGTAACAGTACAAACTACAACGGGGGCTATCCAGGCTACGCCTGCACTCAGTTCGTACACGTTTATTACTGTAGGAACCACGGCGCCTTTGGCCTCCAGCAGGTACTTGGCGGCAGGGACTGGTTTAAATTTAGTTGATAACGGTGCTCAATCAAGCATTCAAATATCTTTGAATGGTTCTTCAGCATCACTCGAAACTGTTGGTTATGGAATGCTTGCCAAAAGCGGTGCAAATACCATTATCAACAGGACCATTTCAATTACGGGAAATGGTCTTTCTATTGCCAATGGTGACGGAATATCAGGCAACCCAACAATATCTGTAAGCGGTGTATTGGCCAATTTTGCCAACACGTCTGGTACTGGCTTATTGACCATCAACGGTACAACTATCAGCCAGGCAACTTTGTCAGGCACCGCGGGTCAAATTACGGTTACAAACGCCAGTGGAATTGGTGGAAACCCTACGTTTTCATTAAATACTACGGGTGTTTCTGCTGGAACATACACAATTGCCACAGTTGCTGTTGATGTTTATGGGCGTGTAACTTCAGCGTCTAGCGCATCAACCACGGGTTCTGGTGCTGTAGTATTGCAGGCCAGCCCAACATTGACTGGTACTCCTATAGCGCCAACCGCATCAAATGGGACCAGCACAACACAAATTGCAACTACAGCATTTGTTGCAAACGCTATTTCTTCAGGCACTGGGGTAGTCAATTCATTCAGTGGTGGTTCAACGGGTTTAACGCCTGCTACAGCAACTTCTGGAGCAATTACCCTGGCAGGTACCTTGGCTGTTGCAAACGGCGGTACAGGGGTCACTACAAGCACGGGCGCTGGCAGTAATGTATTGAGTCAAAGCCCCACATTTACTGGTGTTCCTGCGGCCCCTACAGCGGCATTGAATACCAATACCACCCAACTGGCCACAACAGCATTTGTATTGCAACAGGTTAGTTCATCAGGCGGTGGTACGGTCACTTCAATTACTGCTGGAACAGGTTTATCTGGCGGAACAATTACCAACATTGGAACAATTGCAATAGCAAATACGGCGGTAACTGCTGGTGCATATGGTTCGGCCACACAAGTTGGCACGTTTACTGTTAATGCTCAAGGTCAATTGACTTTGGCTGGAAACACAACGGTAACCCCAGCAGTAGGCTCAATCACTGGTTTAGGCACCAATGTTGCCCTTGCTTTAGGAGTTAATGTAGGCACTGCTGGTGCTTTTGTGGTGAATGGTGGTGTTTTAGGGACCCCAAGTTCAGGCACATTAACAAATGTAACTGGGTTGCCGATTTCTACTGGTGTATCTGGTTTGGGAACTGGTGTAGCTACATTTTTGGCAACACCATCAAGTACCAACCTGGCGGCGGCTGTAACGGATGAAACGGGTACAGGCTCGCTTGTATTTGCAAATACTCCCACCCTAGTTAGCCCAATATTGGGAACGCCAACAAGTGGTACGTTGACAAATGCAACTGGGTTACCTTTGACTACAGGTGTCACAGGTACTTTGCCTGTAGGTAACGGTGGTACGGGTCAAACATCTTTAGCTGTAGGTGCTTTAGGGTATGGTGCAGGAACAAGCGCGCATTCAACCCTGGCTATAGGTACTGCTGGCCAAGTTTTAACTGTTAATTCAGGTGCAACAGCGCCACAATGGTCTACTTTAAGTGGTGTGGCGGTTACTACTCTATCTTTTGGTTCAACTGGATTGACGCCTGCTACAGCCACTGCTGGAGCAATTACGGTGGCTGGAACGCTGGCCACGGCAAATGGTGGAACTGGAGTTACAACAACCCCAGCAAACGGTGCTTTATTGATTGGAAATGGGACTGGTTATACAAGTGCCACATTGACTCAAGGTAGCAATATAAGCATTACAAATGCCAGTGGTAGCATTACAATTGCATCAACATCCAACCAATCATCTGCATATGCATATTCTTGGTTCATTTCCTGATAAGGGTTAGAAATGCTAGTTTTAGACGCAACAACCAAATCAATTACAGTAGCGATGGCGGCAACCGCCACAACTACAAATCCAAGCTTTGTCACCGCTTATTCTGATGACACTGGGACTGCTTTTACTGAAGGTTCCAGCGATGGTGTTTTGAATGGTTCAACCCAGGTAACTTTGGTTGCGTCCCCCGCGGCATCAACAAGACGCCTGGTCAAAACCATTTACATAGAAAACAACGACACTGTAGCCAATACAATTACTGTCACCTACAACAACAATGGTACTTTGAGAATTATTGTCAAAGTAACTTTGCAAGTTGGAGATACCTGGTCTACTGATGGCACAACTGACACAAACGGAAATTTAAAAACAATTGCAAGTTTGGTTAGTTTAACTAGTGGCGTAACTGGTATTTTGCCTATTGCAAACGGTGGTACGGCCACGGCTTATGGCGTAAACGGTGGAACTTTCTAATGAATGAAATTACAATGGTGAAAAGGATTTAATCATGGCACAAACAAGTTATACGCCAATATATCTCTACAACAGTGGAACAACCACTAACGTCCCTACAAACACAAATTTAGGTGCAGGCGAACTTGCCATTAACTACACTGATGGAAAATTGTTTTATAAAGACAATTCCAATGTTGTTCAAGTTATTGCAACTAAAGCATCAGCGGCAATTACAATTCCTGTGACCCCTGCACAAGGTGGTACAGGTGTAGTAAATGGCGCAAATAACACGATCACATTCACAGGTAACTATACTCTAGGGTTGACATTAACTGCGAATACAGCGGTCACTTTACCTACAAGTGGCACTTTGACTAACACGGGTAAAGCCATTGCGATGGCGATGATCTTCGGCTTCTAAGGAGTTTTAAATGGCAAATACAAACATAGTAGGCGTAACGCAAATTGTTGGCATAAGTGCCTATGTTGCTCCTACATCCATCACACAAGCGGCAAACAATGCTTTATGGATTACAGACACAAGCACTGCTGTAACAGGGTTGACTCCTGCATCTGGGATTGTCAATCGTGTCACTAGCGTTGTGGCGTCAAATGTATCTTCTTCTGCGGCAACAGCAAGTTTGGCAATAGCCAATAATGCTACGTTTGCAAGTGGAACGCTGTATTACATTGCGTATCAAATTAGTATTCCACCATACTCTTCAGTTATTTTGACTGATAAAACAACTTCGTTTTACATTACTTCTGGACAGTCAGTTGGTGTAATACCTGGTACAGCAAGTGCCATTAACTTCACCGCTACGCTAGAGTCGATTACAGGCACAGTGCCCACCTAATTAGGAGCCTAACGTGGCATTAACGCATACTGGCGGTGTAATCAGTGCTCAATACAATGGGCTGAACTATCCTGTAACAACGGTAGAGTATCTTGTTGTCGCTGGAGGTGGTGGCGGGGCTTATGGTGGAAATCCCGGAGGTGGTGGCGGTGCTGGTGGATTATTGACCGCTACTGGTTATGCGGTAACTATTGGTTCTACTATTACTATTACTGTTGGCGCTGGTGGCCCGGGATTTTGGGCGGGAGTTGCTTATAACGGTTCTAATTCAGTATTTGGAAATATCACCGCTTTAGGTGGTGGTGTTGGTAATGGGGCATTAACTGGCGGTTCTGGTGGTGGCGGTCTTTATAACACCAACGGAAGTTCTGGCACGCCCGGTCAAGGAAACAATGGTGGTAACGGAAGTTCTACTAACCCAAATTATGGGGGTGGAGGTGGAGGTGGCGCTGGTTCTGCGGGTTTAAATGCGGCCTCACCAATATGGGCAGGCGATGGTGGGGCAGGATTGGTTTCTAGCATCACGGGTTCCCCTGTCCAGTATGCAGGTGGTGGTGGTGGCGGTGGATACAATGCCGCAAGGGCTTCATTAGGTGGTGGAGGTGGTGGCGGTAATGGTATAAATTTATCTAACACATATCAACCCGGTTATTCGGGCGTTGCAAATACTGGTGGCGGTGGTGGAGGCATAGGCGCAGGGGGCGGCACTACACCTACTGGTGGTGCAGGAGGTTCAGGCATCGTAGTTATTAGATATCCAGCATATCAAGTACAGGCTACATCAACAACAGGTTCACCTACAACATACATTGCAGGGCCTTACCGTGTATACATCTTCTACGCCTCTGGCACAATCACATTCTAAGGTTAACAATGGCAACAGGAATATTCAAACTTAGAGATCAGTTACTTGGGCTTGTACAGAAGGCTTGGACAGGCTCACAAACAACTTCCGCAGTTGAATACCTTGTTGTAGCAGGTGGTGGCGGTGGCGGTGGGGCTAATGGCGCTGGTGGAGCAGGCGGTTTATTGCAAGGCATTGTATCTATCCCTATTGGAACACCTCTTACAGTTACTGTTGGCGCAGGAGGTAACGGTGGTAATGGAAGTAGTTACACTGCTGGAACTAATGGTCAAAATTCTGTTTTTAATAATGTTACCGCTATAGGTGGTGGAGGCGGAGCGGCTGTAAGCTCAAACGGATTGTCAGGTGGCTCTGGTGGAGGTGGTGGTACGCCAGTAACAAGTGTTACTACTACTGCTGGGGGTCAAGGATTATTTAACCAAGGAAACCGAGGTGGCAGTGCGTTATTTAATTCTAATTATTATCCCGGTGGGGGCGGTGGGGGCGCAGGGACAGTAGGATTAGATTCGGTATCAAACGCTATTGCGGGTAATGGCGGAGCGGGTATTGCTTCGTCAATCTTAGGCACTATTTATTCTTGGGCAGGTGGTGGTGGAGGCGGCGTTATAAATTCTGGTACTTCGGGAAATGGCGGTGTAGGCGGTGGTGGCGGTGGCGGTGCTTTATCAGGTACTGTTGGCGCAGGTGGTTCAGGATATAACGCAGGTGCGGCAGGTACAACTGGTTATGGTGGCTCTGGTGGCGCAGGTGGTGCTAATTCAGGTGGTGGAGGTGGGTCTGGATCATATGCTGGAAATAATGGTGGCACAGGCGGTTCAGGCATCTGCATTATTTCATATTCTGACATCTATAACGCACCCGCATCTTTTGGTGGGGCTAACAGTCCTACTGCATCTACAAGTGGTAGTGGTAGTGTTTTGTTTAATGGAACAAGCCAGTATCTATCGACACCTTACGCCCCTAATTTAAACTCTACAACTACGTTTACGGCTGAATGCTGGTTTAATGCTACTAGTTTAGGCTCTGCCGCTATAAATATTTTTGGTACGCTTGGTGGTGTTGGGACTTCATCTCTTTATATTTACAATACAGGAGCAGTTGCTTTCGGCATTGTAGGAATAAATGAATTTACAAGTAGTACTGGATTTGTAACAACAAACGTTTGGTATCATATTGCCATAGTTAGAAATGGTAGCAATTTAAATATTTATTTAAATGGCACTTCTATTGCCTCTACTTCGTCTGCAACAACATATTGTGCAAATTCCTCTAACCAAATTCTCATTGGTTTTTCTGGGGCAAGTACTTATATGCAAGGTTATACTTCTAATTTTAGATTTACCAACACTGCTGTTTATACAACTACGTTTACACCATCAACTGCACCATTAACAGCAATTAGTGGAACTCAATTGTTGCTCAATACTGTATCAGGCGCACAATTTGCGGATAGATCAACAAACTCTTATACGGTTACGGCTGTAGCATCTCCAACTTGGAACCAACTATCCCCATTTGCAACAGGACTAGGATACAAGAATCGTGTGTACACTTGGACAGCAAGCGGTACGGTGACCTTTTAAGGAACAAGAATGAGTCAATCTTTATTAGGCGG